TTCGCTCAGCCTCAACACGTGAGTAGAGTCCAAGCAATGCACCACCAGGAGCAGTGTCACGGATGGCTGCCGCACCAGTCTTAGATGGGTCTACCATCTTCAATTTGGGGTAGTACACGGCTCCATACGAAGACGCACTGTATCCGCTGATTGCTGAAACAGCATCAGCGCCGCTTGTAACCGTAGCGGGGTCAATGACCACAAACACATCACCACGGTTTTCTGCGTACGTAAGGGCGTTGTTTACCACGGCAGCCGTTGTCATGTTGACGAGGTTGAGAACCAACTCTTCCGTGACGGAATCAAAGCGACTTACCGCATCGTTCCAGTCGCCGTTTGCAACGCTGACTCCATCAGAACCAGAAACAAGAGCGGAGTTGGCAGCCGCAGTAACGGTAAATGCCGACGTGTACGCAGCAACGTTGGAAACACGAATATACGTTGAATACGTATTAACTACCGTAGACAAATAACGATTTGACGATAGGTCAAGACTGACCTCACTCCAACGCTCAACTTCCGTTCCATCCAGTTTTACAATGAGGTTGAATGTCGGCTCGTTACCAGTGACAAGACCAGCAGTAGTAGTAACAGTAAGGCTGTTACCCCACACGCCAGCGTTTTCAGCAGAAACTGTAAACACTGTAGTTGAGCCACCACCGTTAACAGTTCCAGCCACGTTTACAGAGGCGGCTGCGGCATGAGATGAGTCATACACACGGGACACAAATGCACTGCGACCACCATTTGCAAAATAGTGATAAACGGCGTACGGCAAATCGTAAGCACTATCAATGTCCCCGTACAGTGCTTTGTACGCAGTCCACGAGTTCACTCGTGTTGGGACAACTGGACCACGAGAAGCCGTGCCGACAAAGCCAGCAGCAACAGTAGCCGCACCAGCGGTGGATGTGGTGGCAAAAGCGCCTTCTGAGACGTAAACGCCAGGTCGTGAATAAGCCATTGTATATTACTCCTTAGAAAAAGTATACCTTAAATAACGGGACTTTACACGTTGTTGTGCAGTGGTTGTTCATAAAAACATCAATCAGAAAAGGGTTCTGTTGAGTTTTCATCTATGTTGTAGACACTTCCATTGACGCTGTTGATTATCTCAACATTACCAATAATCTCTTCCACCGCCTTACGACCAACGACACGAGATGATGGAATCTCGGCAGTCATTTGTACGGTGTAAACTTTGCGAAAAATGCGTTTGCGATAACCCGCTTCTGGGTCAAGCAGGTCAGCCGTTGTCCAGTCCAATAGGTCCAAACGACGGATGGTGTTGTCAGCCCCAATGTCAATAAAGCCCTTTCTCCAAGGAAACACTTCGGTAAGCATTTTTGCGGTCATTTGGCGGTCATGTAAAGCGGTTCGGGTAAACGTTGACACTTGATACAACAAATCCACTGGCACGTGTTCGTTGGCTTCCAAGTATGCATAATTGTTTTTACCAGTTTTAAAACTAAAGTCAGTAGAAACGCTGGGCCAATAATCCATACGATTGGGTGAATTGGCTGGAATGGCTGGAGCATTACCAGCCCCAGTCCTAAAAAAGATATCTGATTCGGAGTGTTGTCTGTTACGAGCGTGGATGATATCAATTTGTTCAATAGTGATAAACGGATAAGAACGTTCTGTTTCGCCTTCTGGATAACGAAAAAAGACATCTACTGAACGGGAATTATTACGGTCATCGGTGACTGTTAAATTACTAAGAATGGCTTTCATAGCCTCATCTTCAGCAAGGAGTAAGCCCACACGACTCATCGGTACTTTTCCTTTAGTTTAGCGTGTACTTTATTAGCAATACGGTCACCAAGTTCTTTTTGATTACTGACGGTATGGGAACGCAACAGGGGTTGCGGGGCGTTTTGTTTAGGCACTCCGTACTCTAAATCAGTGGCTATTTTGGCGCTCTTTGTGCGTTGGTCCATTACGCCAAATTCAAAATTACCAGTTTTTTCGTTGTACCTTGATTCAAGGTCAGACGACAACCGTGCCCATGCCGTGCTGGACTCTTTTGCCTTTTTACGAAGTTCTTTGGTTTCTTCTCTAGACACTTCCTTAATTGATTGAGCCAACGCCTTTGCATATTCTTTGGAAAGAAACTCTGCGTACTTTACAATTTCTAATGTGCCCGATAAAAAAGACGGTCTAGAAGAACGGGCAGACGACATTGACTCAGTGCTCATAGCACTCCGATTCTTCTAGGCAGTTGTACCCTTTGACGCTCGTCAAAGTTAAACCAATTTTATCAGATAGTAGGAAGCGAAGAGGGCCAAGGCAAAGACGAAACGCCATTGAACGTGGTCGTAGGGTCAAATGGGTATTCTTGGTTCATGTACACTTCCAAACCTTCAACAACGATAATAATGTCATCTCGCATACGACCACGCACTTTGTACGACGTTACAGTAAAGTACCTACCGTCGTAAATGAACAAATCGTTGAGGTGTTGTTTGTACTCAAATGGGTCGGTGATGCCAGCACGTCTAAACTCGTCAATGGATGCTACAAAGTTAACAACTTCAACTGGTTGACGACCTTCAGGAATTGAACGTTTCTGGTCTTCTGTTTCGGTAATCATGAGCACAGGGACAATGACACCGTTTTTGTATTTGCGACCACCCGTTCCCCCAATGCCCTCATCGTAAACGGGGTCATAATAAGACCCACTTGCGCTGGCTGCTGCGCCAAAAGGTAGGAATTCGTAATACACAACGTGTTCACCAGCATGTCGGCTGTACTCACGATACTGTTTGCGAATTAGCCCCAGTTCAACACGGGTATCCATCAGAAGTGCCCAGTGTTATAAAGACTGCCAGGGGGAGTGGTGTCAACAAAAACGTCTTCACGCAAATCGTCCTCTTGGTCAGAGATGTCAATAGTGCCCCTGTCACGGTCTGGGAACACTCGTTTGATTGGACCGTAGTCACCGATTTCACGGGCAACATAGATGGGTACATAACGGTTGGTCGTACGGGAGACACGGCTGAGGTTAAGCACCTCAATGCGATTGACGCCAATGTTAAGGGCCTTGGCTTGGTTTTCATATTCTTTTTGCCAATACTCTAAAAGGCTCTGCACCATTCGGTAACGTTGGCTGCCAGGGATATGCACTGACTCAGAAGTCATTACATCAATGTCACGACTGTATTCCCCCAACAAAGCCCACAATGATTTAACTACCGTAGCCAAACCAATCGTGTTAACAACAATGTCAGACATGTTTTCAAGAGGGATAGCCAAGTTGTAAACATGTTCTTCAATGGCGTGGTGGGCATAGTATGACATGTCATCTGGCGATACCCATTCGTAATAGTAACCTTCAACCATTAAACGACTGTTAGCGGCAGGAGTAGATGTCATACGAACAATGCCGTTTCGGGCATCTAAAGAAAACGCCGATGCCGCCAATTCGTTTGCTTGATTGGATGTGTATACGGCAATGTACAAACTATCTTTGTCTATGTTTGGGTGTCCTAGTTCGTACGTACGTGAAACGTTGTCAAACGCAATTTGAAAGAATCGTGGAAAGTCACGAAGATATGAACGTGATATTTCCGTAATTCTGTCAACAATTGTTTGGTCAAAATGCGCCATAAGTTACTCGTCAGATGAGTCTGGACCAGGAAGCGTGTCTTGTTCTGGGGCGTTAATAGAGGGTTGCGCCTCACGGTGACGACGAACAGTTGTTCGTTTAACGGCTATCATGTCCTCAACCGTTCCAGTAGGTCGTGGGATGGGGCGTTCCAAAGACATGGAAACCTTAACCAAATACTTGTCCACCAAGTACAAGGTTGCCATCCCCACCATCAATTGTAGTAACTATGGTTGCGTTTACCCACGCCGAACCGTTCCATTGCAGTACTTGGTCATTAGACGGAGAGGGAGCAGTAACATCAGAAAGACTATCAAGTGTTGTCGGAACGGGAACATTAGAAAGAACAAAAGCACGTTTATCAATAATGTCATTAGCAACAATTGACTCGTTGGTTCTCCGCAGAATTGCTGCCAAAACAATATCAGTGCTTGGAAGGGCGGGAAATACTGGATTGGTGGTGCTTGCTACTCCAGTAATTGTTTGAATAGTTACTGCGCCACTTGCAAAGCGGGCAACCACAAGGTCAAACCTGTTGCCAGAAGACGGGGCAGCAGACAGGGCGTATGCGCCGTTAGCAGAGAGGGCATAATCTGTTCCCTCGTAGGCAATCGTTCCAGAAGCAACGGCAACGGTATTGCCAGAAACTGATGTTACGGCAGAATTGGTAACAACGCCTTTTCTACGATTACCTAGAATTTCAAAATCAACACGGTCTGGCTCAGACTGGTCAAGCGTTGATTTGTCATTATCTGGGGCGTTGGGGATTGTAAACCCTGCCATATTACTCCCTACTCAAGAGTGTCGTAGATATTACCATTCTTACGCAGGTAGTTGTACAAATCTTTGGGGATGTTGAATCGTTTTCCGTCCACAAAATTATACACCGAACCACCCCAGTACATATTCCATGAACCTTTGACACGGGCTTGTATTAAGTTGCTTTCTTCCGTAGGAACGGGTATTGCAACTTCAACCTCGGTTTCATCTTCAACAGATTCCGCAAACTGATTACTTTTCCTAGCCATGATTGTCTCCTAATTGTGTTTCATAAGTATAGCGGGGTCGGCGGGCGTTAATTACCACCCAGCCGACCCCAACTACTTGGATTGTCGCTATCAGGAAGCCCCGATTGCGCCACCCTTGGTGTTGATGAGCACACGGCTCTCGTGCGTAATGACCCCGAAGCCCCAGATGGCGTACCACGCCAAACCGTGCTCACGTCCGAAGTCAATGACGCCACCGTCACGGAGTTCAACAGGAAGTGCGATTGCCTGACCGAAAGCGTTGTCACCAATCATGATGGCGCTGTACGAGTCGGCATGCGGGTCCTGGACACCAGCGCTGCTGGGGTTCACGTCCACGACGCTTCCAGTCTGACCCCTGAGCACTTGCGTGGTCTCAATGAACACAACGTCGTAGAGGCGACCAATTTCACCCAACATGAAGTTGCCAGGAGCAGCGTACTTGGTGACTTCAATGAACTCAGGCCAGTCACGGAGCGAGCGGCTCTGCGACGGGTGAACGAAGCACACGTAGGTGTCGCCAAGGCGAGGAATGTTTTGACCAGCCAACACCTCAACTGCATCCTTGATGGTTGCAGGCGAGAGGTAGCCAGGAGCACTTGCACTACCAGCGGCGCTGTACTCGTACGGGGCGATGGAACCACGGGTAGCACCGTTGGTCAGACGACCAAAGACCACGCTCGGCGGAACGGCTGCGCCGCCACCGAAGGGAACTCCCGAAGCGTACAGCGTGTTACGTGCCTGAATGTCCATGGACTGTGCCATGTGACGACCAAGGAGACGTGAAGCCGACGCCATGACGTCATCAAACGCTGCGTTGAGCAACAGTTCGGTGACAGCAACTGCGTTGCCTTGTTCCTTGACCGTAATTTGAATCTGCGAAGCAGACAGAGCGTTCGGCTCCAAGCGCACACCTTCGGTCAATTCTGCGCCAACAGAAGCGTTGGTGGAGAGGTTGGTGTAACGCATGAAGTTAACAGTGAGACCAGGCATCACGCCAAGTTCGGTCTTCTTCACTGCAAACTGCTCAAAGCGCAGAACGGGCATTGCCTGGAACAAGATTTCCTTGCTCCAGATGACTTGGATTGCGGGTGACAGAGTGGTGTCAGACGAGTAGCCAGTCGTCGTAATTGACGCTAGGTTTGCTCCTGTGATTGAACCACCTGCTGGTGCTGGAAGTGCCATTGAAAATATCCTCCGTGGATAGTTGTTGTTTATTAGTTGTTTGTTCTAAAACGGTTTCGTTAGAAACGTCCCCGTGAAGAACGTGCGTTCAAGAGTCTCTCACGCATCTTCTGATACTGTTCCATTGACATGTTCCTAATATCTTCGGCTGTCAACGTTTGCTGCTCCATCTGAGTTTCCATTGGCCCAACGGGTGGGGCTGTAACCCCCGCACCCTTCAAACGACTTTGGGTTTCCGCTGTCGCCTTTTGAACATTTTCAAGAATAGCAGAACTAACTTCTTTGTACCTGTTAATTTGTGATTCAACTTCTTCCTCGCTTGAACCACTAATCATGCCAATAAGTTCGGGAATAATGTGCTCTTGTTCCTCTTGCACACGGCGACCAATGTAATTTTGTAACTCTTGGTGGCGGCGCTCTTTCTCCAAAAGGGCAGACTGTGCCTGACGGTCACGGTCAATTTCCTCAAGACGTGCCCTCCACTCCGCCTCAACCGTGTTGAGTTTTTGATTAAACTCCGTCTCTTGACGAATGAGAAGTTCCTTAGCCGACAGTTCCTCAAACTCTTTTTCTTTAAGAGCCTTGGCTTCGGCTTTTGCCCGTTTTTCTGCTTCCTTAAGGGCAGCCTCACGTTCGTCTGACATGATTTTTAGTTGTTGTTCAAGTGCTTTGACACGGGAATCCGCATCGTCCACTTTCTTATACAACTTGTCTTTTTCTTGCTTGCGAATGTTTTCCACCTCATCTTCGGTGAAAGTTCGCTGTTTGGTCTGCTGACCAGTTACTTCAGCAGCCTCATTCTTAAAGGTTTCAGTCGCCTCTACTGGGATGACGACTTCATCCTGTGCTTGCTTTGCCATGTGTACTACCTCGCTAGTTTGGCTGATATGGACTTGGGTAATTAAACGTTTTATTCTTCGCTAGGGCTACGACGCTGGGCTAACCTTGCGCCATAAGCCCTACTAACCATTTGATTCATCAGGTCTGATTCTACAGGGCCGACAGCCGTTCCAGGCATGCCTGCTCCAGAATCTCCCGTAGATGACACGTCAGAACCACCTGCCGATGTCGCTGCGGGTCCCGCACCACCTGGAACCATGCCCGTGGCGAGCATGACTGCCATTTGGATTTGAGAATTAAGCATGGTCAACGCACCTTGGTCAATGGCGTCGTCCATAAGTTCTTCAAAGATTTCTTCCATTTTTTCATTGGGGAACTCTTCGCCAAGGATACGCAAAGCGCCCCGCTTGGACTCAAGCCCAAGACCCATCTTTGACTGCACTTCATTAAGTTTGATAAGCACATCAACGGGCAACGGTTCAGGCCAATGAACAGTAGTTTTATAAGTAATTGGGTCTGCTGGGTCTAGTTGGGTTAGATGGTCTCGTTCTGGACGTGCTGCCCGCATAGGATTGTACACAAGCATCTCTGGTCGGAAGATAGAAGCAGTACGAATAATAAGTTCATTAACGTGCTCAAGCCCTTTTGTAAAGTGCGTTTTTTTCATTGAATAACGATTCATTAACGGCTGGTATTGGATAGCCAAAGCCACACCACTGGTATTGGATACTGGTTGAAATTGTCCCAATGCTGTTTCTGGAATGCCTGTAATTTCGTGCATTGTTCGCTTCAAAAATTGAATGTACTCCAACGCTCCAGCCATTTCTCCACGAGATTCAAGATTGAATACCTGTGCGTCTTTGGGCAAACCTGCCCAAACCTTCTTAGGACCACGCTCAAGTTGACTTGCCTTAGCACCAGTAATGATGGTGACAGGGGCAGCATGATAATTAATGATGTCCGAAACTTCAACCATCTTTTCATTGAGTTCACGATTCAATGGAATGATGTCCCAAATATCCGATTGGCCCCACGGCGACGATGAAATACTCACATTAGGAATGTGTACGACTGGTACTGAACCAATCGCATTTGGATATTCGTCAATCAATTCATCATTAATAAACTGTTGAACCATTTCATCAGACAAGATTTCTGTAAAAGTGTAAACCTGTCGTGTGCCCTCAGCAGACGTTCCCCAAAAACGATACTTAAGTTTAAACCTCAATAACCTGTCACGGTCATGCGGATGGTATTCAGGAAAACAATGCGCTGGGTTAAGTGGAATGACACGAATACGACCTTCGTGAGGAATTCCAACGGTGTCTACATACGGCTCTTCATAGGCAACTTTAACAAAACAGTCTCCAGTAACCCCTGCTAATTGCCCCATTTCCCACAACACTTTATACTTGTTGTTGTGACTATTCCAAACGTCATCTAACAAGTGCGGAATGATGGCAGTGTTTTGTTCTGGGCATTTAAAATGGACACCTTTACCAAAGCAAAAATTGGTAATGTAGTCTGACATTGTGCGAACGTAGTTAAGATAAAAAGCGGATTCGCCCATCTCACGTCGGTATGCCCAATGGTGACCCAAGTACCATGCCCAAGCCGACGAATAACGATTTAAGCGTGGACCATGAACCTCAAACTCTTCATCGGCAAGTTCCACCAACCCCAACGGGCTGATGGCTACCGTCAGGTCACTGGCGGCAGCACGATAAGACGGTGACCAAAAGTCAATTGCCATTTATATATTACTTCTTCTTTTTCTTAGTAACGGCTTTCTTAACGGCAGGAACTTGTGCAACAGCAGTTGGTTGAGCAACAGTTTCCTTAACAGCAGCCTCAACAACTTTGCTTTGTTTGACAAAGAAATTAGCAACAGTGGGGTCCCCAACCCACGTACTTGCGGCATTGAGTAAATACAAAAGGACGGGAAGAACCACGATGTTAAGAGCAGGGTCAATTTCCCAAGTAGCAAACAAGTAGGAAACAACTCCCACTGCGCCACCTTTGGTTGCTACGTCGGCTAGTGCGGATACTTGCAGTTTCTTTGACATATGTTCTCCTGTAGATAGGTGTGACAATTATACCGCTTTGCGACGTTTTGTGCTAACCTTTTGTCCTTGCACAAACGCTTGATACGGTGCGCCAGTACCAGAGTCGTACTTAGAAGCAATGGCTAAGGCACGAAGAGCAATGCTTTTTGCCTGTTGAGAGTTTAGTTTTTTGTTACGAATTAATACCGTCATAGCACCCAAAGCATACGACGAGCCACTACCTAATGAATACAGTCCAGAGGCTTCCGACGACCACGAATAGTCAGATTCAATGACGTATATTTGAGAATTAATAGAAACAATAATAGACGACCCCTGTTCAGCAATATGTTCTTTGTCCTCACGGTCAGGAACTGAATAACCTTGTGCGTCAAAGCATTCTCGCAAAGACGGTACAAATTTGGACGTAAAAAACTGGTCTAGTTTCTTTCCACGAATGTTTTGTGGAGGCGTAGGTGGCTGAAAGACATGATGCAAGATGTTGATGGCACGAACATCCCCAGCAGCACCAATAATGTATTTTCCATTTTGTGCCAGTTTTCCAGAACCTTCTCGCAATGTTCCTATTTGTCGGGCGTCATCACTTGTAGTGACACGAGAGTCTGCACAGATTACCGCAAACTCATCTCCTTGAATACCAACAATAGTTGTCATGTTTAATTAACAGAAAACTCAATACCTCGGTACATGCCCCACCCATTGTAAATGGGCATTACTTCATATGAGAACTTGTGCTCCCCCCTGTCCTCATACGTAACAACACCTACTCCTTGTTGCCAATTTTCGTACCGAACAATCGGACGCCCGTCAAGGTCCACACCACCTTTTGTAGACGGTACAGCACCATCAATGCGGGCAAGACAACCAGGAGAAGCAGCCATAATGGTACGAGGACCATCAAAGTCTTCCCTTGTTTTAAACGCCGTTTCAATCCTGTGGATGTGTCCATATATCACACTCGTCTTTTCGTTGTTTAGATAAACGTGAGCCGTTGAGCCAGAAGACTTTACACGGTCACCGTGAATGATTCTGAGTTTCTCATTAATCCAATAATCGGACGCAGGGTAGCCAGGTCGGTACTCCACTTTGTAGTCATCCATGCGACACAGATACGGAACAGTAAGAACGGGCCACGACTGCGGCATATTTCCTTTGCGTAAACCGTACGCTGCTGCTGCGTTGGTAAGAAGATATTTTGGCATACGCTCTTCGTGGTTTCCAGCAAGCCAAGCAATCTTTGCGTGCGGTGCAGCATTACGAAGTTCCGCACATAGTAAAGCAGCCCTGTCTATTGCCGCTTGAGTAGTTTGTTGGTAGGCAGGTGTAGTTAGGTATTTACCCATTTCAGGAAAATCAAGGTTGTCACCAACGCAAACTACAACATCTGGTTCTACGGAGCAAATCAATTCAAGAACGATTTTAATTGCGTTCTCGTCATGGGTTGGTTCTAATTTACCGTCACGACCACGGTAGTAACCAATCTGTGCATCTGGAACCACTACACACTTTTTAAACTTGCTTTTTTTAAGAGTGCGTGCTTTTTTAGTAGGCAGTTTGATTGCGGGACCTTGTTGAATTACAGGCCATTTTGGACCACTGTCCCATGTTGGAGAAAATTGAATTGCAGCAAGGTCGTGTACTTCTGCTTCACCTTCTTCATTTTTTGTTAACGACTGATAAATGGAAACACGGCTGACGTCACCAATATCGGCAATGTCTATGTTTTTTCGTTTGAGCAAGTCAAGCAAATCGCCCAACACTTTTTCACGTTTTTCTGGTCCGTTCAAATCATCCTTCAGATTGGTCACAAGAACACTCCTTGTTTACGTGTCGTTGTATCGTACTTACACTTATTTGATAACCGTTCTTACGTAACACTTTAGCAAGCCACACACTACTATGCGACCTATTCTTACCATTGAGGTTTGATGTGCGAATGAGTTCAATGGCTTTTACCAATGCCTCACGCTCGTCACCCTCTAAAGAATTAATCAACCTACCTATTTTGCAAGGATAGTGTTTGGTTTCTTTTGATTGGTCTGTTAAGTCGGTCAGCAACGACGACTTGTCCATGTTGTGCTCCAAGTTGTGAAAAAACTACGCAGTGAGGGCGTCCCACGTGCGCTGATTGCAAACACCATTGGTTTGTAGGCTAACAGACTTTTTGAAGTAGTTGAGGGCTTTTTCGGTAGCAGGTCCAAAGTTCCCGTCAACTGTGCAAGCAAAGCCCTTTTTAGTAAGCAACTCTTGCATTTGTTTTACTTTGTCACCCTTGTCTCCCAATTTCAGTTTCAAACCATCGTCTGTATTTACAGCAGCAGGAGCGGCAACGGGAGCAGCCTCTTTCACTTCTGGGGCTTTAATACCGTTTTTATCCATGTATGTTTTAACAGCAGTAGGAACTTCATCACCGCATACATAACGCAAATGCCACGGCTCTTCTGGAACCACTTCCCAACTAAAACCAAATGTTTTAACGTTGTCAATAAGCCACTTAAGACGGGGACCGCTGGCAGTATGAACGTCCACCGCAATTCCCAAATTATGTTGAGAGGACCCTGGCGCAGCAAGGCTGGCTAGTTTTGGGTCTTTCTTGTACCATTTGACGCCTTCAAACGTCCTGGTTGCATTGCCGTTTGGCTCTTTGGTGTAACGCTGTTTAAACGCTGCAAGTTGTGAATCGTAAGTACGGTAGGTATCTCCTGCCGAAACAGGCTTTAATTCAACACCGTCTGCTTTGGCCTTTTCCACCATTGCAGCCCACGCTGCTGCGGCAAGCCAGTGCAGTTTTCCACCACCAACGGCGGGACAAAGCAAGTGCTCAGGCAACCGACCAGGCTGCACACCCTTCAAATCAGCGGGCATCTTTACTGGAACAATGTAGTCCCAATCAACCTTCTTGGACATTATCTGCCTCCTCATTGTTAGTTTCTTGTTTATTGCGACCAGTTGAAATCATCAAGCCAGCCAACGTTCCAGTAATGAACGTAGCCACACTGGACAACACACTAAAGAACATTTTATCGTTTTCTGACTGCACTCCAATTGGCTGGGTAACGAACACAAGTGCGTATAACACACCAGTTGTGGTAATCGTTAAAACGCCAGCCAGCACACAGCCAACAACAAATTTAAGTCGTGCATCAAGTTCTTCTGGGGTAAGTCTATTTTTCATTGGTTTCCTCCCAATCAAATCCAATAAGGTCTTTAGAGCATGCGCCATCTACCTTGCAGGCAGGCAGATTACATTCTTCTTTTGCCCAGTTCATAGGGTCCTGGCACTCATAACGGTAATGTCCGTCATATCCGCAGGATGAAAGAGCAAGCAACATTACAAAAATTACCTTTTTCACATTTATTCTTTCGGGGCCTTTTTGTCAACTTTTGAGAACACCTCATTGATTTCATCAGCATCAAGTTTCCCGTCATCTAGGAACTCACGAGACAATCCCTCAACAACGGTGGCAACCCCAGCAATGCCCGCCATAAACACGGCTTTCCACACTGGGACGCCAGCAATGGTTCCAGCGCCGATAACTCCAAGACCGCTGGCTGCAAATGTTGCAAGCATGCGTAGCAGTACGTTTTTAAATACGCTCATATAGTTCCTTACTTTTTCTTAAGAAAATGCCATTTAACATGGTCATGCAAGTCGCCCTTTACTTCACGAACATCCGTTTTTAATTCGTTAATTGCTTCCATGACAAGGTTGTGGTCGTTTCTGTTTTCTTCACGAAAGTCCAATACAAACTTGATTAACCAACCAATTCCTGCACCCAATACTGGAACGGCAGCGACAACTATTGCAATCCAGGATTCGCTCATCGCAACCTTCCAAAACCTGCACCACGGTCTTTTGGCCCAAAAGATTCACCACGTAGTTCTTTTATTTCTTGATAGTCAAGTTTTCGTTGAAGGTCAAGTTCATTGATGTTTTGTGGATTTGCTTTGTTATACACATTAATTGCACGGGAGCGCATGCGAGCAGTGTCAATAAAACGAATTCGTGGAGAAACACCAGCGCCTTTTAATCTAGTAAACGGTTTATGCGCTTTAAAAGCGTCCGTTGGTTCTTGCACACTTTTAGCGCTACTAGACTCACGACGAGCAGATTGATAGCCACCACCAATGAAACCAATACGACGACCACTGTCGTTCTTTGCAAACTTGTTTTTAAAGTTGTAGTCGTATCCTAAGTTTTTGTGGCCGTGCTGAGTGCTGTAAAACTCAGACCAACGTGCCTTTCTCATTGCCGAAAAGTCATAGAGTCCACCACCTTGATATGACCCAGCAATGGGGATACCAGACAAAGAAGTGGTCAGTGGGATAATGACTTTTCTAGGGTCAACACTTCTACCTGACGGAGAACTGCCGTAACCAGCCACAACCGTTACCTAGTTGGCTGTAACTAATCAGAAACGACTGTTGGATTTGGCCTGTTCATGTGGGAGCCGCTGTTTACCTCTATCTCAAACGTTGGCATACCGTCACCAGACATTGCGCCAGTTACAAAGTCTTGAAGAACAGCAGGGGCTTCAACCCACGAGGCTGAACCGACATGAGCACGCTCACGCATGGTGTCTTCTGCATGCTTGTAAAACATTTCAGGGTTGTTGTGGTTTTGACGCATTGGAGACGGGGCAGTGTCGTAGTATGCGCCAATTGAGAAGTCGTTTGGAACGTCGGTGTCCGTCGCTACACCTTCCTCAAAACGAAGCGGTCCCTTGTTCATTG